AAAATTAAATGGGGGAGTAAAATCCCCCTTTAATAAAAGCAGGTGGTACGCATCTGTTCATATATATGAACTGAAGGTATATCGCTTTGAAAAAGCGCGAAATAAAAATTAAAAAATAATAAAAATGAGTTTACTAAAAATGTTAGGAAAAGCAGCAGGGTCAGCATTTGGATTGTATCAATCAAATTATGCAAATCAAAAAGAAGATTGGAATGCTAAAAGACAACAACAAAGACAAATGGAATTAAATCAGCAAGGGCATGACTTGCAGATGGATATGTGGAATAAAACAAACTATGGAGCACAGATAGATCATATGAAACAAGCAGGATTAAACCCTGCGTTGATGTATGGAATGGGCGGCGGCGGCGGAGCGACGACGGGAAGCCAAGGAGGTGGAGCTGCAGCAAAAGGAGTTGGACAGAAACAAATGGGTATAGAAGGATTAATGGCAGCAAGTCAAGTAGGATTAAATGATAGCTTAGGTAAAAAAGCACAACAAGAAGGAAACTTAGCGGAGACTAAAGCTGATGAAATAAAAGGAGATGTGATAAGTCCAGAAACACAAAGCAAAATAGATTTAAATGCAGCAGGAATAAAACAAATAGATAAAAATATAGAAAATTTATCGCAAGGAATAACAGAAAGTAAAGCAAGAACAGAAGGACATAAAGTGAAAGCAATGCTAGATAGGTTGGATTTAAGTGGATTGATAACATCAGGAGCAATACCATCAGACCAACCAATATTTAAAGCAATGCTAAGATTATCACAAGGAACAGTAGATGCATTTGTAAATGGATTTAAAAAAGCGTTTCCAATGATGGCACCATATATGTCAACGCAAGGTGAAAAGAATCAAGCGAATGAAAAAATGTTACAAGATGCATTAAAAGAATACTTAGAAAATACAAAAGATGATTTTAAGGAAAAAAATAATGAATATGAGAAATATAATAAATAATGTGTTTGTATCCGAAACTGATAAAGAATAGGAAATATGTAGCGAACAAAAAAAATAAGGGAGTAATCCCTGAAGCAGTAGATAAGCGGGTGCTTTATGTGCCCGTGGGCTGTGGAAAGTGCATGGAATGTAGAAAACAGAAAGCAAGACAATGGCAAGTAAGACTACAAGAAGATATAAGAGTAAATAAAAATGCAAAGTTCGTGACGTATACGTTCAGCGAAAGAGAATTACAAAAATTAGATAACGAAATAAAAGGATTAACAGGATATGATAGAGACAATGAAGTATGCAGACTAGCGGTAAGAAGATACACGGAAAGGTGGCGAAAGAAGTATGGGAAAACATTAAGGCACTGGTTAGTGACAGAATTGGGACACCAGAACACAGAAAGAGTGCATATGCACGGTATTGTGTGGACAGACGAAGTGAAGGATATCAAAAAGATCTGGAAATATGGTTGGGTGTGGATTGGAGACTATGTGAGTGCGAAAACGATAAACTATATTGTGAAATATGTAAATAAGGTAGATGAAAAACATAAGGAATATAATAGTAAAATATATACAAGTAAAGGTATTGGACGGAATTATATGGAACGACGAGATGTCGAAAGAAATAAGTATAGAGCAGGAAAAACTATCGAGACGTACAAAACAAGACAAGGAGTAGAAATAGCCTTACCGATATATTATCGGAATAAGATCTATAAGGATGATGAAAAAGAAGCGTTATGGTTAGAAAAACTAGATGAAGGTGTAAGATACGTTAATGGAATAAAAGTAGATATAAAGGAAGGAGAAGAAGAATATTATAAACTACTAAAGCAAGAACGAATGAGAAATAAACGCTTAGGATATGGAGATGATAGTAGGAACTGGGAATTAAAGAAGTACGAAAACGACAGAAGAAACTTGAAGAAGTTAGAAAGGATACAAAAACTGTATGGGGTGAAACCTATTAATGAGCCACAAATGTAAAATTTGTTCCTCAAAATAGGGATATTAAAAAAAAAGTGTATATTAGCACGTAGAAACCCGTGCTAGGGGAGGGATAGATCGACAAAATTTATTATACATAGTATAAATTATAGGACAAAATCGATTTACGAAGGAGATTCAGAGTAAAAGTAATAGAGAAAATTGATTGAATATTAATGCAATAAATAAAGCCTATGACAACAAACGAGAAACTACTAGAGATTAAAAAAGCAAAAAACTTTTGGGAATGGTACAAACTAATATGGAAGTACTATGGGTAAGAACAGAACACAATTCGAACACATGATAAGACATAGGAAATCAATAATATGGTTGACGAAAAGTCAATATGTGGATGGTGAAACAGGAGAAATAATAATTAAAGAACGAGTAAAAAACGGTGAATATTATAAATTAAATCAACAAATAAACTATGAAAACGAAGGAAACAAAAGAATCAAAACAATCACAACAGAATGTAAAAGAAGTAGCCAAAGAAGGCTCTTCTGAAACAATAAGTAGAGAAGATGTAAAAGATAGTCCTTTTACAATAATAACAATAGATGGAAAGAGCTTCGGTACGATGGGAGACTATAGAGTGACCCAAGAGGGCACGCTAAAAGAAATAAAAAAGCAACTAAAAACAATAACATGGAATAGAATAATTCAAGTGATAATGTTGCTAGATGAAATGAAAAATAACCTAAAAACAAATAAAAAATGAAAACAGAAATTGGAGGCGATCGATTAGGATCGGGAAACAAAGAGGCAGTAAGCCTAAAAAATTACAGTAGAAGTACGCATGACTTGGGGTATATCTGGAGAAGTAGTATGAGCAGTGGAACATTAGTACCGTTTATGAGTGAGGTAGCACTACCAGGGGATTCCTTTGACATAGACTTAGACGTAGATGTAAAGACGTTACCAACAGTGGGTCCACTGTTTGGAAGCTACAAGGTACAATTAGATGTGTTCCAGTGCCCAGTAAGATTATACCAAGGGAAATTACATATGAACATGCTGAATATAGGTATGGATATGAGTCAAATATTATTGCCACAAATAGAATTAGCGGCATATTATGACGAAGACAAAGGAGATAATCAACAAATAAATGCAAGTAGTATATTCAGTTATTTGAATGTAAGAGGGGTAGGAAGAACAACAGGAGAGTATGCATATAGAAAATTTAATGCAATACCATATTTAGGATATTGGGATATATATAAAAATTACTATGCAAATAAACAAGAAGAACGCGGTTATGTAATACACGCGAGTGAATGGGATAATGGATGGGACACGTTTAGTGCAAATGTGACATCAATGGGAGTAACAACGGACGTATTAGATAATGAAGTAGCACTAAATACAACTGCATTTAGTGGATTTGAGTTGGTGATAGTAGGAAAATGGCAAGCGAATGATGTGCCAATGTATGGAGAGCCAAACTTAGATGAAATAAAGTTAGCAGTAGATGGACTATTAGTACCAATAACAACATTATTCGCGAGTGTAGTAGTAACAAATGGAGATGTAGAAGGGAATATAGTAATAACATGTACAGAGTGGCAGAGTGTAGAAGCAGCAGCAACAGATATAGAATATGCAGACCAAACGATAAATAATACAACAGAAGTAACAGAAGGAAGACCGCAATTAACAGAATTTCCGTTAGATAATATAGATGACATGAGAATGGATATTCTAGAAGCGGTAAGAGATACAACGGCATTTCTGGTGAATGAAAATAGCGAGGCACCCTATGGATTAGGATTAGGATGGGAAGGTATTATTGGAAATGGAACGGCAAAATTCTATAAACTAGCAAGCCAAGAAGGATTAGGAATTAAAACATATCAAAGTGATTTGTTTAATAATTGGATCAGTACAGAATGGATTGACGGAACAAACGGAATCAATGAAGTGACGGCAGTAAGTACGGCAGGAAATGAGTTTACGATTGACTCGTTAAACTTAGCGAATAAAGTATATAATATGCTAAATAGAATCGCGATAAGCGGAGGAAGTTATGATGATTGGTTAGATGCGGTGTATACGCATGAAAGAAGTAAAAGTTGTGAAAACCCGATGTATATGGGGAGTCTAATAAAAGAATTAGGGTTCGAAGAAGTAGTAAGTGTAGCGGATACAGAAGTAGGTGGAGAAGAACAACCGTTAGGAACGTTAGCGGGAAGAGGAAGATTGACAGGTAAGAACAAAGGTGGAAAAGTGAAAGTAAAAGTAGATGAGCCGAGTTATATAATCGGACTCGTAAGCTTGACACCAAGGATAGATTATAGTCAAGGAAACAAATGGGATACAAATCTGAAAACAATGAATGACTTGCATAAACCTGCATTAGATGAAATAGGATATCAGGACTTAATTACAGATCAGATGGCATGGTTTGATACACAAACAACTACAACGGGAGATGTGACATATAGTACGGCAGGAAAGCAACCAGCATGGATAAATTATATGACAAATGTAAATCAGACAAGAGGAAACTTCGCAGAACAAAATCAAGAAATGTTTATGACATTAAACAGAAGATATGAGAAGGGATTAACAGGAATACAAGATTTAACAACGTACGTAGATCCAAGTAAATATAATAACATATTTGCACAGACAAGTCTGGACAGTCAAAATTTCTGGGTACAAATTAGTAACAAAATTACGGCACGTAGAAAAATGAGTGCGAAAGTAATACCAAATCTATAAGAAAATGGGATATAAATATAAAAAAGCAGTAAAAAGTCAACTGAAAAGTGTTGAGTGTGTAGAGGGTGAACCAATAGAGCTGAAGATCGAAAGGATAGTTAGTAATAAGGAACCAATTACAGATGGAGCGCCAAGTATATTTACGGAACGTAAAGATGGTGTAATAAGTGCGTATAATATTAGGACGGACAGGTGGGAAATAGCTAGTGAAGCTATGGATAAAGTAAGTGGAAGTGTGCAAGCAAAAAGAGATGCAAAAGCAAGTAAAGCTAAAGCAGAAACGAAAGTAGTAAAGTTAGAAGTAGATAAGAGCGGAGCTCAGTCAACAGAAGGCACAAAAGAAGCTTAAAAAAATTAAATGGGGGAGTAAAATCCCCCTTTAATAAAAGCAGGTGGTACGCATCTGTTCATATATATGAACTGAAGGTATATCGCTTTGAAAAAGCGCGAAATAAAAATTAAAAAATAATAAA